CGACGAGAAGGGCGAGATCACGCAGCTCGCGGCCAAGGGCCAGCCGAACAATGACGGCACGACGCCGAATCCTGGCCCGCCGCCGCAATAGGAGATCGAGATGGCAAACGACAACGAAATCATCTCCCCCGACCAGTATCGCGAGGCGCGCAAGGCATACGTGCGCGACGACGGCGCGGTGATGAAGGCCCATCGCAGCGCGCCCGCGACATGGGACAAGGCCAAGCGCTCAGTCGATTTCATTATGTCGGCCGAAGTCGAGGATCGCGATCGCGACATCATCCTCCAGGCCGGGCTGAACATCGAGCGCTTCGTCGGCGACAATCCGACTGCGCTGCCGATGCACAACCATCGTGCCCTGCCGATCGGCAAATGGGCGAACGTCACGAAGAACCTGACCGGCCGGCCAAAGCGCACCGAGGGCACGCTTCAGCTCATGCCGGAGGGCGTTAATTCGGTTGCCGATGAGATTGCCCTGCATATCGATTTCGGCACGCTGCGAGCCTGCTCGATTGGCTTCATCCCCGGTAAGGTCAAACGCCGCAAGGTACCCGAGGATAAGCAGGAGGAGCCTTACTACTATCCTGGCTATGAGATCGAGGAGTCCGAACTGCTCGAATGCAGCGTCGTGAACATCCCAGCGAATCCTGCTGCCCTGGCGAAGCACGCCGAGCGCGGCAACGCCTATGCCCGCGAGATGATCGAAGAGGTGCTCGACTGCTGGGCGAAGCACCCTGAGACCGGCCTGATCATCCCGCGCGCCGAGTTCGAGAAGGCCGCCCGGACGGCCGGCCACAATGCCCATTCGGTCTCGGTGGTGATGAACGATGGTTGTAGCGCCAGCTTTGAGGGCGCGAGCGAATCCTGGATGAAGCGGATCGGCAATTTCTTCGTCAATGATGTCTCACCGACGAAGTGTTCGGTGCCAATCGAGCCGAAGAAGCCGCCGCAGCCAGAGCCGGTCGTCGAGGACCAGAAAAAGAAGCTCGATGAGCTGAAAAAGACCGTCGAGACCGCCATGCGTCGTCGTGAGGCCGCCAAGCGGGCAGCCGCGATCGAGAAGCGCTCTCACGCGTAGCGTAGACCTGCCCGCAGGCAGGATTTGCAGCCCTGAAACGTGGGGCAGTGTGAAACGGGGCTCTGCGGAGCCCTTTTTCGTGGCCATGGAGGCTTCTGATGAAAACCCTAGAGGAAATGCGCGCTGCCCTGCGCAAGATGCAGGATGCACTACCCGAGCTGAAGGAAAAGGCGTTCGGCGACGCCGGCACCGAGACTGATCTGAAGGCGCTCGAAGATTCGTGCGCCGAGATCGAGAAGCTGGAGCGCCAGATCGAGGCCCGGGTCGCCTCGGAGGCCGCTTCTGCGCGTGCCGCGAAGGCGTCCACCTCCGCGATCAGCACTGCCGTTGCGACCGTTCCTGGCATGGTGAAGTCGCCGCTCGCGCCGCCGCAAGGCATGACGGGCGAGGACGTGCTGTGCAAGACGATGGCAGCGCAGCTCATTGCCAAGGGCTCGCGTCAGCCGGTTCTGGAGGTGCTCGTCGATCAGGGTTATCAGGCCCTCGCCGATGTGCTCGGCTCGGTCACCGTGAACGGCAAGGCGGTCAACACGCTCGTGCCGGCCGAAGGCGGCCTGCTCGTGCCGACCCCGGTCAGCGGCGGCATCATGCCATTGCTGCGCCTGGAGTCGACCTTCATCAACGCCGGCCCGGTTCGTGTTCCGCTCACCAACGGCCAGTTCGTGTTGGCCCGCGGCCTAGCTGGCGCAACTGCCTCGTACATCGCTGAAGGCGCGCTGAAGCCCGTCAGCACTCCGACGTTCGATTCGATCTCGATGCGCGCAAAGAAGCTCGCGGGCATCGTGCCGATCACGGACGAAGCAGTGAAGTGGACGATCGGCGACATCGAAGCCTATGTGCGCAACGACCTGAAGAACGCGCTCGCACTGACGCTCGATCTCAACGCGTGGCTCGGAACGGGTGCTGGCGCTTCGCCGCTCGGTATCCTTAACAAGCCCGGCGTGCAGACGGTCACTCCGACCTTCGCTGCGCCGACCAACCCGACGCTCGCCGAGCTGGACAACTTCGCCACCGCGATGATCCTGAAGCTCGTGACGGTGAACATCTTCGCCAATTCGCGTTGGCGGTGGGTGATGCCGTACCGGTCGGCGATGAAGCTCTCCAACATCCGCGTTGGGGCAACCACGGACGGCGAGAAGGCGTTTCCCGAGATGAACCTCGGACTCGCTGGAGGGCCGAACTGGAAGGGCTTCCCGGTCATTATCACGTCGCAGCTTCCGACGACCGGCGGCGGCACGACGGACGAGACGACGATCTCGCTGATCGATTTCAGTCACGTCCTGTTCGGCGAAGAGGAAGGCATCACGACCAAGCAGTCGGATGTCGCAACCCTCAACGTGGATGGCGGTTCAACGCTCGTCCACCTCTGGCAGCAGAATATGATCGCCATCCTGGCGGAGGCCATGCACGACTTCGGCCTTCGGACAACCAAGGCGGTCGTAAAGGCAACGATTCGCTGGTAAAGCTGGTCCTCCCCCGGCGCGCAAGGTGCCAGCGGATCTTGGGGCGCTCCGCCTTTCGAGGCGGAGCGTTTCCCTCCTGACGGGAGAGGTAGATGGCAAGTGAAATCCTGATCGAAGCCCCGATGGGCGACCGGGCGAGAATCATCGCCGAGACGAAGGCCGCATATGCCGACGCGTTCAATGCCCTGCCAAACGAGTTCGGTTTGGTCCCCATGAAATTCGTCGATGACGAAGCACCGTTCCTGAAGGATCAGGTCGCCGGCTTTCCCATCGATGTTGCCCTGTTGTTTTTCGCGCACCAGAAAGCTGCCCCGGTCGACGAAAATGGCGACTGGTTGGCGCTCAAGGCGGTGAAACCCAGGTCCGAGGCAAGCCCTGCTTCGCACGCGGTGCAGATCCCGAGCGAATGGTCTGCGGAGCATCCCCTACAACGCATTCGTCTCGCGAATGAACTCCAAGGCACCACCGATGTTGCCCTAGACATCGAGGCGGCCGACGAGATCATCCGCGAGGAGTTGCAGCGCCGGGGCGTCAACACAGGAGAGAGCACCGATGGCCGAGAATCAGATGAAGTCCGAGACACGCGAAGAGGCCGCCGAAAGGTTGCGTAGCCTTAGTGAGGCCGAGCGCGCCGGATCTGAGGCCGCGAAGGAAGGCATCCTGGCGATCCAGGACGATCCGGTCCTGCGTGCTCGGGCCGATCAGTTGAACGATCACGGTGTCGAACTGATGCGGCTTCAGGATAGCCTCGGAGATATCGACTACTCTGAGGAGGGCGGCGAGGCAGCCGCAAACGCAGGATCCAGCGATGACGAAACGACCACGCGCCGCCGGAAGCGGAAAAGTGAAGAGTTCTGAGTCTCGCAAGCCAAAGGGTTCGAGCAAGGGCGCTGAACAAGCGCCCAAGCTCACCCCGAAGGCGATCGATGAGTATGTCGACCGCGAGATGAAGCCCGGCGGCATGCGTATGAGCGGCGGCTATCAAACGAAGTAGCGGCTGATGGATCTCAAGATCGTCTCCGCACCGCTGACCATCTTCGACAAGACCAGCGTCGTGACTGTGCCGGAGATGCGCCGGCACGCTCGCATCACGCAGCCCGATGAGGACCGGCAGATCGCCGAGGACATCGAGGCGGCCTACGATTTTCTCTCTGGCCCGAATGGATGGCTCGGCGGCTGCTCGCTCCTGACGGAGCAGTGGGAGGCGTACGCCCGTGGCCCCGACGACATTCGGCGAGACTTCAATCTGCCGATGCGGCCGTTCCAGTCCCTGGTGAGTTTCGACTTTCTGCAAGCGAACGGCAGCTATCTACCTGTCGATCCCGCCTCGTATCTCTACGACAACGTGACCGGATTCGCGCGTTTCACGAGCGTTGGGTTCACGCCCTGGCCATACATCGGCACTCCTAGCGAGCGGGCCTATCGGTTCCGCTTCATGTCGGGCTTCGGCGACACCCGAGAGTCGATTCCGAGCCCGATCCGCAAGGGCATCAAGATGCTCGCCTCGCACTGGTACAATCAGCGTGAGACGATCGGCACCGAGGGCCGCAGCCCGGGCAAGGAAGTCGCCTACGGGCTTGTGCACCTCTGTGGACGCTATCGGGTCGGCCCAGACCATAGCTGACGCAGATGATCTCGGCTGGACTTCTCAATCGCAGGGTTGAGTTCCTCACGCGCGCCCCGATGACCAATGACCCCGCGGTTCTGCGTGGCGGCTATGTTTCGCACGGCAGTATCGAGTGGGCGCGCTACGAGGACATCCGCAGCCAGGAGATCCGCATCGGCGATCTCACCATGGCCGGCAAGGTCGGGACGCTGACGGTTCGGTCGTCCGCCTTCACCAAGGCCATCACCAGAGACCACCGCGTGGTGATCGAGGGCGAGGAGTTCGAGATCGTCGGCTTCGTCGACCCGCCGCGTCCTGACGGCGCGATCCGCATGTCGGTGATGAGCGTGCCCTCGCTGCGGGGAGTGGTGCGCGAGATGGAGCAGAAGGGCGAGGAGATCACGGTCAGGCGGCCGGGCACGCCGCAGGTCGAAGTCACGGCCCGGGCTCTGGTGTCCGGATATCAGCCTGACGAGCTGGTTGGTGGCGTGAACCAGGGCGATCGTAAGGTCACTGTCTCGGTCCAGGATCTCGTCAAGAACGGCTTCCCGCTGCCGCTACGGGTAGGCATTGACCGGGTGGTGATCCGCGGCCGGGCAATGACGATCTCGGACGTGGATGACAGCACGCTGCGGATCGCTGGCGTGCTCCTCGCCTACAGGCTCAGAGCCACCGGCTGATGGAGATCAAGGCCCGTATCGACCCGATCGAGAAGGACGTTGCCATCCTCTTCCCGGACGCTTTCTCGCCGCAGCAGAGAAGCCTGGAGCTGGCGCGCTTCGCAAGGCAGGGGATCGATCAGGCCGACGCCCAGAACGCGGCCGCTGTCGGCCACATGATGCCCCATACCGAGACCGTAGACGGGCGTGAGGGAGCGCCGCTCAACTCGGTAAGGCCGAACGGCGTGATCATCGCCGAATGGACGATGTTCAATGAGATGTTCCAGTGGATCGCGGAGCAGCTCTCGAAGCACTCGCCGGTCGGCGGCGCGATGGACACCCGGCCCGGCCATCCCGGCCTGTACCGCGCCAGTCATGTGTTCCTGGCCGATGGCTTGCAGGTGTTCCCTGGCGAGGTGGTGCCGGCCGCCGACGAGTACGTGTTCGTCAACACCGTGCCTTACGCGAGGAAGATCGAGCGCGGACTGTCACCGCAAGCGCCAGAGGGTGTCTACGAGACGGTCGCTGTGTTGGCGAGCCGCAGGTGGGGCAACCTCGCCAGGGTGCGCTTCAGCTACCGCTCACCGTTGTTCGGCGACATCCAGAGCTGGGCGTCCGGTACGAGCATGCAGACTCGGGCCAAGGGAACGAAGCGCCGTGATTGGCTCACGCGCCAGCCGGCCATCGTGATCACGCCGCGGAGATAGAAGTGGCGTCCAAACACGCAGAGCAGGCCGTACAGACCTATCTCACCTCGAACTGGGCAAGTGCTCCGGTTCTGACCGAAAACACGCTGGGTGAAGCTCCTGCCGATGGCTCGCCATTCGTGCGCTTGCAATTCCCGATCGCCGAGACGAGCCGCTGGCCGATCGATCAGCGCTACTATCGCGAAGAGGGTGGCTTCCGGTTGATCATCGCCGTCGAGCGCGGGATCGGCACCGAGAAGGTCAGGCAATGGGGCGAGGAACTCGCAACTCTGTTCAGAGACCGGACGTTTGACGGTGTGACGACTCAAGTCCCGTCTGAGCCGTTCACGGACGATCTCAGTGACCAGGGCAACTACTTTCTGGCGACGATGATCGTCCCCTACACCTACGATCACACGGGCTGAAGGAGGGTGCCATGGTGCAAGTGACAAACATGACGAGTGAGACGCGTGATTTCCTCAAGTCGGGCGGCAAGGTCACCAACGGCGTGCCCGAAACGGAAAGCCTCACTGCCGGCGAGACCGGAGACATCGATATCGACCTGGAGAGTCCTCAAGTGAGGGCCGCGATCTTTGCCGGTGCGATCGCGGTGGAGGGCATGGAGCCCCACGAAGCGATGGAAGGTGTTGAGACTGCATCGTCTGCTGGAGAGCAAGAGATTCAGTCGAGCGTGAAACGTTCCCCGGGACGCCCACGCAAGCAGACCTGACTACCTCAGCAAAGCGGTCCTATCGGACGAAAGCCCAGGATGCCCACCTGGGCTTTTTCTTTTGTGACGGCAGACGGGCAGCCGTGACGAGGAGAATCCACCATGGCTGGAAACATCTTTACGGCAACGGGTGCAAAACTTTTTATCGCTCCGTCCGCTGCGTCTGAGCCCGCCAACGCTGCTGCTTACGCCGCGCTCACCTACACCGAAGTGACGATGATCGAGAGCATCGGCGAGTACGGCGATGAGTCGTCCTCGATCGATTTCGCGGTCCTTGGCGACGGCCGTGTTCGTAAGGCGAAGGGCGCTCGTAACGCAGGTGCGTTGGCAGTGACGGTCGCGCATATCGCCGACGACCCGGGACAGTTGGCGGTCGAGGCGGCGGAAGCGACGTACCTCAACTATCCGATCAAGGTCGAGCTGCCGAACAAGCTCACGACCAGCGGCACCAACGAATTCAACTACCTCTACGGCCTCGTCATGTCGAAGCGGCTCAACGTCGGCGGCAACGATAACGTGGTCAGGAAAACCTACAACATCGGCGTCAACTCCAAAATCACGGCGGTGCTTCCGACGTGATCCAGCCGGGCGGGGTCGGCCTTGACCGGCCCCGTCCTTAAACCCGAGGGGGAGAGATGGCTAAACTCAGCGAGCTGAAAAGCGTAAATGCCAAGATAGAGAAAGGTGCCTGGGTGACGGATCTGCCGAACCTTCAAAAATACGGCATCTCGGTCAAGGTGCGGGGCTACGGCAATTTCGACCACATGCGCGCGATGGCCGAAGCGTACGGAGACCTGCCGAGTGAGGAGCGCGAGAACCCAGATGTGCGCTACGAGATCGACGGCCGGCTCCTGGCGCAGACCATGGTTATCGACTGGAAGGGGATCGAGGATTTTCCCTGTAACCCAGTGAACATCAAGGCGACGATGACCGATCCCGAGCTGCGGATTCTGCGGGCCGGGATCGATTGGGCGACCAAGGTTGTCGCCGAGCAGGGCGTCGATAAGCTGGAGACCGACACAAAAAAATAGTCGCCGCTCTCCGCTGGCATCTGTACTGGAGCGGCCGGTTAGCGTTCTGGGAAAAGCGCGGCATGCCGTGCCCGGACGTAGTGCCGCCGAAGCCGCGTCTGCCCGAGTACCTCCAGATCTACTGGAGGGCATTCTGGGCAGTGAACAGTGATCGGAGCACGGAGACCGGCCGCATCAGCTTCCTGGCGATTGACCGCTTCGCGGCGCGAGTGGGCTTCGAGACGACAGACGGCTTCGACCGCCTGTGCACGATGATCTACGCCATGGATGCCGAATATATGAAAAAACTGTCCGCCAGAGATAGCAAAGCAGGCTACACCGCGGACGCTGACGACGTGGAAGGCATTAAGGGCATTTTCTCTCGCATCAATGCCCGGTTCGAGGCGGCACAGGGAGAGGAACCTTAATTGGCCACCACGGTCGAAACCATCCGAAAACTTACGTTTATCGCCGCCGATTCGGGGCTGACGCAACTCCATGCGCGGCTCCAGGCAGTTGTGGCTGCTGGTGGCGATGTATCTCAGGCCGCCCAGGCAATGGCGGTCTCTACCACCACTGCGGCTCGCGGCAGTGCTTCTCTTGAGAAGGATCTAGCCCGGCTTGAGGCCCGGCTGTCGCCGGCAGCGCGCGAAGCGCAAAACCTGGAGAAGATCACCCGGCAGCTCTTTGCCGGCATGGCTCAGGGCAGCGACCCGGCGCGAATCCAGAGGATGTTCGATCAGGCCATCGGACAGACGACGGTCGAGAAAGAGCGCCAGCTTGCGATCGCCAAAGAGCAGACCACGATCGATCGTGCGCTTGCCGATTCGGAGATGAAAAGATCGCGGCGCATTGCCGAGCAGGTGGCCTACGAAGAAAGGATCGTAGCGCTGAAGCAGCAGCAGTCTGGAGCTGCTTTCGGCGAGGATCTCAACAAATCTCTTGGCATCGAACGAGAGATGAAATCCGCCCGCGAATCGGCACGCGTGTTCGAGGAACAGATCGCCCAGGAGCTGCGGGAGCAACAGACCGTTGAGAAGGCGCTGCTAGAGACCGAAACCCGTCGCGCCAAAATGGCGCAAGAGCGCGCCGACTACGAGCAGCGAATTGCCGAAATGAAGAGTCGGCAGCAGGGCGCTGAATTTGGCCGGGCTCTCGACGAGCGTATGGGCATCGGGCGCTCGGCCGCGTCCGGCGGAGCAACCACCAGCGCGCTCGCTGCGCAGGCGGCTGAAGAGGACCGCCTGATTCGGTTCGCCAACGAGATCAAGCAAGCCTCGAATGCTGCGGGAGCCGCTCAACAGCGCCTGATGAAGGAGACGATCGATCTCGCTCACGCCCAGCAGTTGGGTGCGTTCACGTCTAAGGAATTTGCCGACGCGCAGCAGTATCTCGCGAACAAGGCAACGCTATCCTCGAAGGGCATCGGCCTCGCCTCGAACCAGATCACGCAGCTCAGCTTCCAGGTCAACGATGTCATCTCCGGCCTCGTCATGGGCCAATCCGTGTTCACGATCTTTGCGCAGCAGACCGGCCAGATCGTTCAGGTGCTGCAAGGGCCGCGGGGTTTGGTCGAGGGCTTCAAGGACGCCGGTAAATGGCTCCTCAGCCTGATTACGCCGGCCCGCGTTGCCTTTGGGGCTGTCGGGGCCGCTGTTGTCGGTGCTGCTTACGCCTACAACAAGTTTGTCGATCAGACCATTGAGGCCACTGTCACCGTCCTTGGCCTCGGTAGAAGCCTCGGGGTAACCAGAGACCAGTTCATCGCGCTTGCCGAAGCGGCCGGGAAGGCCGGCAGCATGTCGACTTCGGCCGCGCTCACTATCGCCAACCAGCTTGCCAGAGGGACGAAAATCGGGGCCGAAAACATCGAAAAGCTTACGGGGTCGATGAAGGATATCGCAGCGACCTGGGGCCTCACGATGGAGGAGGCCGGGAAGAAAATGCAGGATGCGTTCAGTAGTTTCTCTGGCCTCGAAAAACTGAACAAAGAACTGGCATTTTTATCAGGCAACCAGTTGGATTTGATTAAACGTTTTTATGAATCCAATCAGCAGGCCAAGGGCGCGGCTATCGCGCTCGATGCGCTCCGCAATGTGACGATCAGCCATACCGAGGCCCAGAGTAAGAGCCGCGGCGCTTGGGAGATGATCAAGACCGTCGTCGACAACGCTAACATGGCGGTCGGCGCGTACATCACTTCTCTCCTCAATGCCGAGGCCACGGAAAAACGCCGGGCCAGCCTGCCGAAGTTTGAGCCGCTTGGCGAAGCAGGAAGGCGCACGGCCGCAGAAAAGGCGGGGACTGCCGCGGCCGGTCAGGCAACAACAACAACGAAAGAGCAGTTTGGCCCTGCCGTCCCAGCCGAAGTGGAGATAGCGAATTACAAAAAACTGCGGAATGAGGCGCTCGAATATTCTGCGCAGCTTAGGGATATGTCCGTTGCATATGGCCTTAATGAGCAGGACAAGCGAAAGGCTGCCGATGCCGCCGAAAAGATCCGCGTCATCACCGCTAATGGCCGGCGTCAGGATCTTGAGACGGTTCAGGATCTCAAAGAGAAACATGATGCGACTACGAATTATAATGAAGTCGTAGATGTACTGACCCAGACCGAGAAAAGCTACAACGACCAAAGGGGCCAGTACATAAGCAGGGAGCAGCAGGCGGCTCGTATCGCGGAACTTAGAATCCAGCTCGAAGATGAACTTACGACGCAGGCGCGCAAAAACATCACGGAGCAAATTGCACTGCTTGAGCAGCGCGGTGTCGAGCAGACCCAACAGATGGCGAATATCAAGGTCAAGGAAGATGGCCTGAAAATAGAAGCCGAGGCCGCTCGTGTCAGGCGCGAAGATATCAACACAACGAACCGCCAGCGAGACACCCTGGACAAACTGGGTGACGAGCAGGAGGTTCACAACCAGACCGTCCAAAAGGAACTGCAATATCGCGCTCAGCGCATGAGTCTGTCGGCCGAAGAAATCGCGATGTGGAGGCAGGAGATCGCGATTACGGTTGAGCGCAACCGCGTGCGTGAGCAGCTCAACAAGCTGTATAGCGATTTCGTTAAGCCGGCCGAGGATTTCACCCGCATGTTGCAGGCGGCTGATTCGCTCCTGGCTTCAGGGACGATCAACGCCAACCAGTATGCCGCTGCCATTCTCGACGTGCAGATCAAGATGGAGGAGTCGTCAAAGACGATGGCTGGCGGCTTCAGGGCTGGGTTGCTCTCCGTCCAAAAGGAATTCGGCGATACCTCGAAGCTGATCCAGGGCTTCGTCACCTCGTCGGCGAACACACTGACGACGAGCCTTGCCGATATGTTCGATGGCACCAAAACGGTCTCGCAGGGCTTCAAGGATCTCTCCAAGACGGTCCTGCGCTCGCTGTCCGAGATGGTCATCAAGGCGATGATCGTCGCGCCGATCTTCAAGAGCCTCCAGGCGATCCTGGGCGGCGGCGGGCTCAATCTCGGCAGCATCTTCGGTGGCAGCTCGACGACGGCGAAGGTAGCCCATGCCGGCGGCATCATCGGCGACATCGGTGCCCGGCGCTACATCCACCCGGCCTATTACGAGAACGCGCCGCGCTTCCACGACGGCGGCCTCGCCGTTGGCGAGATCCCCGCCATCCTGCGCCGCAACGAGGAAGTCCTGACCCCCGAGAATCCGCGCCACGTCTTTAACAGCGGTGGCGGCATGCTGACCGTCAACGTCGAGGGCGCGCGCGGGAACCAGGAGATCATGTCGATGGTCCAGGCGGGTGTGCAGGGCGGCCTCGCCGCCTACGACAAGGGGCTCAACGGCGGCGGCTTGGCGCGCAAGATGTCGAACGTGCGGATGCGGGGCCAACGCTGATGGTTGCGCCCGTCGCCATCCCCTACAATCACTTCTCGACGGTCTCCTACGACCTGCGTCGCTACATGGCCCAGAACGCCCTCTACGGCGGCACTACGCAGGTCATGGACCTGGGTGAGCCCCGCTGGGTGGCGCAGTACCGGACGGCCCTCCTGAGCGAAACCCAGCGCCGGGCGTTCAAGCTGTTCTGGGACACCATGAAGGGCGGCCTCGTGCCCTTCCTCGGCTATGACCCGAGCCAAGCCGTGCCGCTGGCCTATGCCGATACCGGGTTCCCGGCTGGCTTCAACGGATTCGCCGGCATCAGCGCCATCAACGTGGGCGGGTTCACGATGTTCGGGCTCCCAGCCGGATTCGTGCTGACGGCCGGTGATCTGGTCGAGCTGGCGCAGGGCGACAATCACGCTCTGTACCGCATCACCTCGGCCAGCGGCCCGTCAACCACGGTTGCCGTGACGGTGATCCCGAACGTCAGGACAGACATCTACACCTCGCCGACTGCGAACGTGCTGAGGCCAGCCTGTAGCATGGTCGTCGACCCGGGATCGTGGTCGCACTCGGCCGAGGCCGGAACTCTGACGCCGGCAGCCTTCTCGGCGATCCAGAAGGTCTACTGATGCCACGGAGCTACAACTCCGCCGTCCAGGCGGCGCTCGATGCCGGTCGGATATCGAGCCGTGTGCTGATCCTCCTCCACCTCGATTCCGGCTTGCGCGGTTTCCATACCGGTCTCGGTCTCTTCGTGTTCAACGGCACGAACTACATCGGGGCCGGATCGCTGATCGAGATCGAGGGGCTGAAACAGACGGCCGATCTGTCGTCGGTGCAGATGATCGGGCGGCTCACCTCCATCCCGAACACCGACCTGACCCCCGATGTCCTGGCGACGATCGAGAACGAGGTTTACCACCAGCGTCTCTGCTCTCTCTCGACGGCCTATTTCAACGCCGACAACGGTGCGCTGCTCAACGTCGAGCTGGAGTACGAGGGCTACATCGATCAGATCCTGCACACCGAGACGATCGATGGCCGGGCCTGCCTTGAGGTGCATCTGGAGTCGCGCTTCCGGGACCACCAACGCAGCGGCTACAGGCTGCGCTCCAACCTCGACCAGCAGCGCATCGATCCAACGGATAACGGCCTGAAGTACGTGACCAAGGTCGAGGACGAGCATGTGCTGTTCGGCAAGCTGCCTCCGGCCCCGGCAACGCCCGCGGCCGCTCCAAAAAAGAAGGCCGGTGGGATCATGGGCTTCATTGGTAGGATTTTCGGGTAATGCCGCGCAAAGAGGATTGGCCCGACCTGCTGCTCGCTGAGATCGACCGGCACTCTGAGCTGCCGTTCGAGTATGGCGTCTCGGACTGCATCACCTTCGCCTGCGACTGCGTGAAGGCGATGACCGACGTGGACCCGATGGAAGGGCACCGCGACTACGACTCGCTTGAGGGTGGCCAGGAGGAGCTGGCGGAGGCCGGCTACGCTGACATCGCCGAGGCGTTCGCTGACCACTTCGAGGAGATCCCTGTCGCCATGGCGGGCCGCGGCGACATCGGCATCCTAGAGGGCGGCGACATCGCCATCGCCGTCGTCTTTGTTGGCCCGCACGCGGTCGGGAAGGAGACCCCCGAGGGGGTTTCCCAGGTCCGCATGACACGCTGCTCCAGAGCCTTCCGGGTGCCCTAGAATGACGTTGTGGCTGCTTGCTGCATGGCTGGCGTGCGGGCTCAGCACCGCGGCGCATGCCGAGCCGATCTCGTTGGCGATTGTCGGTGCGCTCGGTCTGACGGCCGGCGGCATCGGCGCTACCCTTGTCTCAGCCGCTGTCTCGATTGCGGTCGGCACCGCGATCAGCCTTGGTCTTGGTGCGCTGCAAAAGTCGATGGCCCCGAAGCCGGCTGCGGGCGAGGCTCTCAGCGGCGTCGAGTTCAACGTCCAGATCGGCGGCGACATCGCTCGGCAGATCGCGGTTGGCCAGACGGCGCTTAAGGGCCACCTCGTTTTCCATAATAGCTACGGCCCAACCAACGAGAGCTATCAACAAGTCTACGTGTTGTCCGACTGGATCTCAGATCGCCTCGTCTCAGTCTTTATCGACGGCAAGCGCTATGGCCTAGTCAGCCAGGGGTCACCAGCGCCCGGCCAGACGAACTACATCACCGTTGAGTATGGCGGCCTCATCGTCGTCGAGTTTTTTGACGGTACTCAGACGCAGGCGAGCAGCTCCCTGCAATCGCTTTCGCAGCCGCCTGGGAGGTGGGACGGGAACTCGCGCCTGACCGGGATGACCTATGTCATCGTGTATTTCACCTACGCGCTGAACCATCCGCTGTACGAACAGGGCATTCCGCAGCTCACCTTTGAGATGCGCGGCGCGAGGCTCTACGACCCGCGCCAGGACAGCACCAACGGCGGCAGCGGGGCGCATCGCTGGGACAACATCGCGACGTGGCAGTACACCGAGAATCCGACGATCGCCGCCTATAATTTCCAGCGCGGCTTCTACAAGAACGGTGAGCTGATTCTGGGGATGGGTGTCCCGGATTCGCGCATGCTGCGGGAGACGTACTTCGCATCGGCCAACATCTGCGACGAGACGGTTACCCTCCAGGTCGGCGGGACTGAGCCGCGCTACCGCATCGCCACGATTCTCTCTGCCGATGAGGGCGTCACGTACGGCCAAACGCTCGATGTCATCCTGTCGACCTGTGCCGGCTACCTCTACGACTACAGCGGCTTCTACTACTTCCAGGCCGGGGCTGGATATGCGCCCGCCGCGACGATCACTGACGCTGAGATCGTGGTTGGCACGACGCCGCAGTTTGCCGCCAAGCGGAGCCGGGCCGAGCTGTTCAACGGGGTCCACGGCCAGTTCCTCAACGCCGCCATCGACTACCAGCCGCAGTCCTACACCGCCCAGATCAACACGGCGGCGGTAAACTCGGACACAGAGGAGCTGGGTAAGGCACTCAACCTGCTATCGGTGCCGTCGCAGTATCAGGCGGAGCGCATCGCCCAGATCCGCCTTCGCGAGGCCCGTCGTCAGGCGACGGCCGGCGTCACGCTTGGGTTCCATCGGCAGAACCTCCAGGCCGGCGACTGGATCGTCTGGAACAGTGCTCGCTACGGCAACGGCACCTACCGCATCGTCACGCGCTCGGTCGACCCGACGACACGAACGGTGTCCCTCGAACTGGCGCAGGTCGATGCCAACGTGTTCTCGTGGAACTCGGCGGACGAGGGCATCGAGGTTAGGCCCGTCACCGGGATCGTCACCATTGCTCTCGCCAGCACGGTCTCGAACTTCGGCGTCCAGGCGATCTCTCTGGTCGGCAGTGACGGCACCTCGATCCCGGCACTGAAATTCACTTGGCTGCCAGTTGCTGATCCGACGATCATTGCGGTGGTCATCGAGTATCGAAGGAAGAATCTGCCGGACACTGCTTCAAGGATTTCAGATCCAAGCCCGGCCGATGGGGTCTTTACGACATCCAGCAACGTCGCTGCCGGTGTCGATTACGAAGCGCGAGCGACGATCGACACCAACCCGCCACGGGTGACGACGTGGACGCCGTGGATGTCGGTCCTGACGACCGAGTTCGCTGGCCTCACCGTCACCCTCGACCAGTTCTACGATCTCATCGACCAGGAGGTGCCCCTAGCCGCGCCGAATATCCCGAACGCCAACATCACCTCGGCGATCGACAGGCAGCCGGACGGCACGATCTTCACCGTGGTCACCGTGTCGATGCAGGTTGTCGCTAGTGCCGTCAGCTATGAGTTCGAGATCCAGGAGGGCTTTGGTACTTGGTTCTCGTATCCAGCAGCCACGGCGACACACCAGTGGAGAGGGCGCTTTTCTCCCGGCGTCCTGATCCATATTCGTGCCCGGGCATTAACAGCACTAAACACGCCATCGGCCTACTCGGTTGTCGATGCGACGCACGGTACGCACACCGTTGTCGCCAATCTGGTCCCGCCGGCTACCCCGAGCGGCTTGACTGCTAGCGCAGCATTTCAGTCGGTCTTTCTGACGTGGAATCGAGCGCCTGAGAGCGACTACAATTTCACCGAGATCTATGAGGCCCCGACCAACGACCGGAACAACGTCACGCTCGTGCTGACGACGAGCGGCGACCGGTTTACCCGTACTGGCCTCCCAACCGGGACGACGCGATTCTACTGGGTTCGGCACCTCAACACGTCGGGGACGGCCAGCGGCTTCTTTCCTGCGGGCATCAACGCGGGCGTGTCCGCCACTACCCAGCAGGCGGTCACCGCCGATCTCGCCAACCAGAGTATCACCGCCGCCAAGGTCGCGTACGGTTCGCGTAACGTCGCTTTCAACCCTCAATTCCGGCTTGGGACTGATGGCCGATTAGGGTGGACCCCAGTCGGGGCCGGTACGGGTCCGGTCGGTGTGTTTGAAACTGGCATAGGTGAATTCTGGAATCCGGCCGGAACCAGAAGCTATCAGGTGAGGTACAGCGGTACCCCGGCTGTTGGCGGGGCCATGTACGTTTCAAACCAGCAGGTCAGTCAGACTGGTGTGCTTACCCGCTACGTCGTCACGCCAGGAAACACCTATCAGGCTTCCGTGTGCCTAAGCATGCACCGCTGTACTGGGCAGGTGCTGCTCCAGTGGTTCGATGCGGCCAACAATCTTATCTCCAGCGTTTTTGGAAATGCCGTAGCCACCAATGGAGCACAGGGCGGGGCCATCCGGGATTTCCCGACATCTGGCCTAATAGCCACGGCCCCAGCGAACGCGGCCACTGCCCTGATTTATGGCTATGCGACGTTCACGGGTGGCACCGACGTTTATATGTTTGTGTCGTGTCCGGTGTTTGCCGGGGCATCGCCCGGACAGACTCAGGTCGATCCCTACACCGAGCCGGGCATCACGATTATCGACGGCGGCAATGTCCGCTCGCAGTCGATCGTCACCGAGCACATGGTGGCGAACTCTATTGCCGGAGACAGAATCACCGCCGACTCACTGAACGCCAATCGCATCCAGGCCAATACCACGCTGTCTCAGACGCTCATTGTAGCCGGCGGTAACACCCTGGCGACGATCAACACAAACGCAGCGACGGGCGCGCAAGACCCCGCCACCCGCATCAACGCCAACTCGACGACGATCAATCCAGGCCGAATCCTGATCGCCGGAGGGACCACGCTCGACAACTGGCGTGACGTAACCGAGATCCGCGGCGGGGCCATCAAGGCTTACTCGATCGAGGCCGAGACCATGAAGATCTCGGGCCAGTCCGAGAATCTCGTGATCAATTCGGACTTTCGAGCTGAAGGCCCCCGAGGTGCTGTATTGAGTGGCGGGAGCTTTGGTATAAA